GATTCACTAGAGGTCTTTAGGCTCTCTAGTCCAGATACACTGGATTCACTAGAGGTCTTTAGGCTCTCTAGTCCAGATACACTGGATTCACTAGAGGTCTTTAGGCTCTCTAGTCCAGATGTAGAGGACTCTGTTGTTGTCTTCAAATCAATTTGAGATTGTGATAAATTCTCTGTTTGGACTTTTGAAGAATCAAGAGACAGATTAGTAGAATCTACTATTTTCTTTGTCAGACCAAAAGAATCTTTAGTATTGGAAATAGAATCTTTAGTTTCCGATATAACCTTTGAAATATCTTCTGCTGAAGATTTGAGATTCTTTATCTCTGTTGTTTCTGATGTTGAAGAAGATTCTGCCGTCTTACGGATAGAAGACATAGAAGAAGCAGTTTCGTCAATTTTCTTTGTTAAACTATCAAGAGCATTTGATGTCTTATTAACTTCTTCTGTTGATTTCTTTTGAGAATCAATGTTTATGTCTATAATAATATTTTGTTGATCTAAAGCGAGATTTGTAGACTCAACATTAGTTTTAAGAACATCAATTTTTTCTGTAGATTCTCTTGTGGTTTCGCTTAAATTTTGTTCTTTTGTGCTTACTTCATCTGTGCGAATAGAACGGACAACTTCTGACGCAGAAGTTGAATCGGTTTTTTGGGAAAGATTGTCTTGAGAGATTGCTAGTTTTTGCGTTGTTTGATTTAGAGTGTCAAATGTCGTAGCCGTAGAAACAGATTCTTTCTTGTCTGCTCCTTCTGTAGACAGTGATCTTTCTGTTGCTGTTTTCTTTGTCTTTTTCTTTGTTTCTGAAACATCAGAAATAAATGTCATCGCAGTTGTATCTGCGATATTTTTAATCGCAGATTCTACAGTTTGAGCAGAAGTATTCATCGCTTCCATCGACTTATCGACAGATGATCTTGTAAAGATTGCTTTATCTTTTGTTTCTGTTGCTCTAGTATATTCTTCTTCTACAAATGAAGAAATCTTCTGTCTCTTTTCTAGATCAATTCTAGCAATAGATAACATTTCTTCTGTTTTTCTTACTTCTTCTGCTGCTGCATTTGCTATCTTTTGCTTTGCATTTTTCTCTTCATCAGGAGCAGATGCAGCCTCTTGCATAGTTTGCTGTGCTATGGTCTGTTTTTCAACAAGAGTCTTTTGCAACTCGGATATTGTATTTTCCGACTCCGATACTGCTTCCTTTGACTTGTCTACAGACATCCTAATGCTGTCTAAAGTAGCATTTGATTTTTGTTGGAATGTCTTGAACTCTGCTGCTAGAGTTGTTATATTTTGTTCTTTGAGAGTAGTATTCAGATCATTTATCAGATTAATTAAAGGCCCTGTTGCCTTGATTTGTTCTGCTGTAAATGCTGAAGCCTTTCTTGCTTCTTCACTTTGTGAACCATATAAGAATGCTCCAACATTTCCTCCACCCAAGATTTTTGGCATTTTCTTCTGAAGAACGCCGCTTCTTTCCAAGGTCATTTTTGCGAGATTTGTAAATAGATCTCCAAATCCTTCTCCACGCATAGCACCAAAAAGACCACCAGTAAAGGATTTGGAGACTAGTTCTCCTGCAAAACCACGCAATCCTTGTTTATATTGCTCTGTTGTTTTTGCTATTGCAATTTCACGACTAGCAGTATCTTTCTTTAGAGTCTCTATTTCTTTCTCTAGAGTTTTTATACTTGCAGTTCTAGCAGTTATTTCAAATTGCTTTCTTTCTCTTTCTTTTGAATCAACAATCTTTGATATCTCTGTTGATTGTGTTCTTAAAATTTCTTGTTCTTTAGTGTATCTTTCTTCTATAATCTTAAGAGCCTGTTTTTCTCCAGCAATTTGACCAGCCAAACGCTGTTGAGCAAGTTCACGCTGTTCATCTGTGAAAGCCTCATCGAATCTTTGTAATAGAATTCTAAAGTTAGTAGAAAGTTTATCCGAAACCAATTGATTCTTTTTTATTGATTCTATTTCAGAATCAATAGATTTTTTCTGAATCTCTATGTACTTCTCTTTAATAGAAATTTCTTGTCGAATATTCTCTACGCTTCTCTGCACAACATCGTTTGATTGGTTTGAAACATTTCTTTTGGTTTCAGCAATTCTTGTCTCAAGAACTTTAATTTCTTCAAGAGTCTTTTTCTCTATGTCAATTCGCTTCTGTGCAGCGTCGCCCAAAAGTTGTGATCTTTGTCTTTCAGAATCAGTTTGTTTTTCTATTTCTAATTTAAGTTGCTGTTTTGCCCTAAATGCACTCCTTTCCATGAAGGAAAGGGTTGACATTAAAGATTCTTCCATACTAATTGCTAATTTTTGTATGACAGGATCTTCCGAAAGTTTAGCCAAGAGTATGGTGCTTTCGGCTCCTTTACGGAGAGCATTATTCAATCTACCAAATGCACCACCCAACTGCTTTAGAGGTAGTCTCACACTAGCCTCTATATTTGCAGTATTAGCCAACTCCCTGTTCAAATCACGAATTTGAGCAGGGTCTAGACCCCCCAAGTCTATTGTTGGTAATGGTGCTGCCATTTATTTCTTTCTTTTAGCGTTTGCTGCCTTGATCTTTGCGTTCTCTGCTTCGATGCGTTTGTTTTCTTCCTCAACCCACGCTCGGAGTAGAGAAACATAAATGTCTCTTTCCCACGGCATCATGTTCTCAATTTCTGTCAGACTGTATTTATGATGTTGCATCATCTGAAAATTGAGATTATAGTAATTTGTTAGGTTGTTGTGGGCGAGGCAGAGGCGAAAAAATCTTCAACGCCACGGAGTATCATTTGCTTCTCTTCACCGCAATTTGGGCAACGGAAACTTACCTTTTTCTCCACACGGGGCATATTTGAAATAAAATCTATTACTCTTTTAAAGTTTTCTGTGGGAGTTTCTTCAATAAATTGAATTAATTCTTTTTCAGAATATTGCTTTGGATCATATGATTCATTTTCATCAAAGATTGAATCTATGCATTTTGTAATAATTTTGAACACGGTTTCAGTATCACCTGATCCTACAGCCTTTTCTGGATCTATTTTTTCCATCATTTCTAATTTAGGATAAACTAAAGTTATTCCTATTTTATCAGATAACATCACTTTATATGGTACTTCTATTATATTTTCATCATTTACTTTAATATCGCTGAGATTTATTTTAAGTCTACCCTGTGTCGAGCATTTAGGACAAACAACCACTGGTTCGAGGGTTTCTCCGATAGATTTTCCTCTAATTTGTATGAATAAATATTCAATATCAAAGACCGCTAAATCATTAATATTAATATTCGATGTTATACAATTTTTAAGAATTTCTTTTAAAGCACGATATTGTGCTTTTTTATCTCCGGTTTCCAACGCCAAAAGAAGAATCTTTTCTTCTTTGACCAAAAATGGTCTAAATGTTATGGTTGTTCCTGTTGATGGTACAATTGTTTCATATGTTGGAATTCCTATCTTTGGTAGTGCCATGCTATAATCCTTTGTAATTGTGTAATTGTCTTTAATATCTATGTTAGTTTTAACTTGTTATTGAGGGTATGATGTGGCAATGAAAAGTGACAGTAAATTTGATATATTCTCCACCCTCTGTTGAAAAGGATATGGCTTGCATTCCTGTTGGATAGATTCCTATTATTGTGACCTTTGGTGTAAATCTTCCAAAACCAGAGGAACCACCATTAAGGACATTGCCTGCGTATATTCTACAGTTATTTCTTCCACAATATTCGTCAAAATATCCAGTTTTTATAACTCCTTGGGAATCAACACTCTTTGCCTTACTCATCCATTTTTGAATATCTGAATGAAGTTTAAAATCTGGTTTAACTCTCCAAGTAACTTCTAGATCTTCAAACACTAAATCTGAAGCAATTTTTGCCGTAGCAGAATTTGCTGTTCTGCTGTCGCTTGTGGATAAAGATCGACCAGGAATATTCAAAGCCTCGACATAATCATTATAAGCATTAAGTGCAGTTCCATCTGGGCCGCCCCAAAGAATATCATAATCTGAATTAAGAACATATTCAGCACCGCTTTGTAGATTGTTGAATATTTCTCTTACTGTTTTTGGCATCAGTTGCCCCCCAAAGTTATACTTTGTATGAATTTTCTCATTGCTCTTCTCGATTCAACCCATATCTTTCCTTCTTTTGCCTTTACGAAGTTTTCAAAAGGAAGAGAGACTGCATTTCCCCACTCATTTGATGGAATCAATACTGGTCTTCCTATTATTCTATCTGGATCGTAGGAGCGTATACATGGGATACCAAACAAAAACTTTCTTGTCTTCAAGAGATCATAATTGACTCGAAAATAGCCTACTCCTTTTGGGGGCATCTTTTCTCCTGTTCGTGGATGTGCAATTCTTATTAATCTGTCCACCAATTCCGCTCTTAATTCTGGATCAATATAGTGCAAATTTATTCCAAGAATATTGTCGGTTTCTGTTTCTGTTGGAAGAGTGATTATCAGAGGAGTTATATCATAATAAGGAAGTTTAGATTTTGTTTTTGGTCTGTAGATAAATGTAAACATTCTGCCAGGAAGTTCCATAAATGCTTTAGATGATAATCTTTTTTTATCACTCAATATATCCATTGTTAGTGTATCATCTGGCAGTATCATGTTTCCAGACTGTATTTTCTCTAAAAACCACTGTGTTGCTCCAACAGAAGAGCCAGATTTTTTAGTCTCTTCTATTATTGCACGATTCATATCTAAAAGTAAATCATTACTTTTGGTTAAATCTAGTTTCTTTTCTTTTGCCATTAGAATATATCATCCTCTGTCAAAATAACAAATTCCCAACCCTTTTCTTTAGCAAAGGCTGTTGCTGCTTCCCATTTTTCTTGATTTACAGCCCAAGTCTTTGCTTCGTATATGTAGTTTGATTTTTGTTTTTTAGATGCATTTTGTGGTTGCTTTGGTTCTTTGCATTGTTTTTTGGGTTTTATTTCTATAAGAGTGATTTTTGCCACCCCAAGAGCATCTTTGCTCTCAATGATAAAATCGACAAAATAGTTGTGCTTTTTACCATCTATGGGAGAAATATATGGAATTTTTACTATTTCTGATCCCCATTTGGTTATATTTGCGTTGGTATCACAATACACCATGAATCTTCTTTCCCAAAGAGATCTATAGTTTATCTCATTAGTGTCACCAACATACTTTTTTGGATTTTGTGGTTTGTATTTTCCTTTATAGGACATTATTAGTATTCTCTGATAAATACGAACAGGAGGAGCGAATGGCAATAAGATATCCAGCAAAGATTCAAGACGGCAAGGTTCCCTATGTTACTTTCTCTTTTTTTGATAAAGCAGAAGGAAGATCAAGGGGAGGTGATATCATCTTATTTATGCCTCCTGCATTTCAAATTACTGATGGTCAAGACTATGAATTTGCAAATGAAGGAATAGGCGGTCAGATATTTACTGCATTGGAAGATGGGGCTTATGGTGCAGGAGCGGCTGCTCTTGATGCAATAACAAGAAAAATATTAAGTATTTCTGGTGATGCAGCACAATTAGCCGCTTCACAGGGACAAGCGGTTCGTGATCCAAAGTTTTTCAACTACAAAGAACCAAGACCCCGTGAATTCACTTTTAATTATAAGTTTGAACCAAAGAATGCCGCCGATGCAGAGGCTATGATTGCAATTATTAGAACTCTTCGAATAGCATCGTATCCTGAAGCACTTCCTGGTGGAAGAATGTATAAAGTTCCAGATTCTGTAACCATGTCGTTTAAGAATGTTAAAACTACTCTTGGAATAGATTCCAATGTTAAGATAGAAAATCTTGTTATAAAAGAACTAAATACAACATTGGCTGAAGGAGAACAAATGACAACATTTGATGATGGCTCTCCAACACAAGTAAGTCTACAGATTCAACTTGCAGAAACCGCACTCCTTACAAAAACAAGTGTAACCTAAAATGGCACTAAAGTATTTCTCAAAACTGCCTATAATTGAATATCCTCTTTCAAAGACAGAAACAAAGAAAGCAAGAGATATTCTCCATAGAATTTTCTTTGACCAAAAATTCTTGAATAACAGCGAATATGTTAGGCAATATCGTGTTTTAGATGGCGATAGACCAGAAATAATTTCGGATAAATTATACCAAAGACCAGATCTGTATAGCATCATTATGCTGCTTAATGATTTTGATGTAACTATGCTTTCTGGTCTGCCTGTTAGTTCTGCCGTCTATGATGACTATATCAAGACAAAATACAGCGATAGTGTTCACTATTTGATACCAACTCTGCCTTCCGGACAATTGAATTGGGGTGTTGGGGGTTCTGGTGGCGGTTATGTTTTTCCAATGTTTGGATATGGATTCAATATTGGAGAAAAGGTATTTGCAGCAGATTCTAGCGGTTTTCAGATTTATGATATCAGAGCATATGTCAAAGAATGGAATCCAATAACATCAAGCGTCAAACTTGATGTTATATCTGGAAGTTTTCCCGAAGGAACAACTATAAGCAATGCAGATGGAAGTGTTAATTATAGAATTGCTCATATCAAAGAGGGAAGAAAGGCTCTTCACCACTTTGAATCAAAACAAACAACAATATCTGGTGGAACTCCTCTTATAAAGGGATCAGTAATTGATCCGCTTTCAAGAATAGATCTTTTAGGAACAGGAATCATGTTTACCCCACTGGGAATGGTAAACATAGCAAGCACATCCCGTGGTCTTCCTGCTGGATTTACAGGGTCATACAATAATGTAGTCATTTACTATTACAACACATTAAAAGGCGATTTAAGTAATCTTAATTCAACTAAAGACTTCATTAAAGTTGTAACGAATGAGGAGTATGAAGAAAAAATACAAGAAAGAAAGAGACTTATAACAGTACCAACACAAGAAAGAACAAAATTAGGAGAGTTGGTTTCCACAGTCTCTGAAATTTTAGACAACATTCAAACAGGATAAAAAATGGCAGGAAGACCATACGGAAAATCCCTTGACTATGAAATTGAATACATCACAGTTGGTAGTATTCAAAAAGACGATATTGGTGATATTGTCTATATTCACGATAATGCCAAAGACATTGTTCGTTGGCAATCTGTTTCTGTTTATGAAGATTTATTTTCAAATTTTATGACTTGTGAGATTGCTCTTTATGACCAAGATGGTTTGTTTCTAAACAGATTTAGAACAGATGAAGCAATAGTAATCAAGTTTAAAACCCCTGATCTTCCAGGAAAATCATTTGAATCAAGAAAGCATTATTTTTATCTTTATAAGGTAGACTCAATAGCCATAACAGGAAAACCACCTGGTGCATTTTATGTTTTGAAAGGAATTTCTTTTGAATATTTCTATAATGTTTTACGAACTTTTTCTAAAGCATACAAAGGAAAAACCAATGAAATTGCTAAAAGAATCTATAATGAATATCTTGATGCAAAAGATATCAGAACAGTAAAGAAACAATTTAAAACAGGAAGAGACACTAGGCATGAAATGAAGTTCTCATTTCCTTATGTTAATCCAGTTGATGCAATTAATCATTTAGCATCAGTATCAATAGATAGCGTAAATAGAGATATTTGCAACTTTATATTTTTTGAAAACAAAGATGGATTTAATTTCATTAGTATAACAGAACTTATTGAGTCTCCAAGAAAACTCCACAAATATAAAACTAGTAGAACACAGCAGGATTCATTTCTTGAGTTTGAGAAATATTTCTATGATACAATAAGAGTAACACCGAAAAAAACAGGTGATAAAATCATTGATACTTTAGATGGTGTTCATGGTGAGTATTTTGCAGATTTTGATCTTCTATACAAGGAATACATTCCTTATTCAGATCCCAATAACACATTACCTGGATCAAATTATGCTCCATATTGGGGAAAAAGATACTTGGACTATTTCCCTAAAACAAAGCATCTGAATAAATTGCCGATGCTTTCACCAGAGAATAATGTTTTCAAATATCCACTAGGTAGAAATCGTATTTGTTTTTCTAGCCGAGCACTCTATTCAGATCTAGAAAGATCCAATAGAAGAGGAGTTGCAGATCAATGGAAATTGTATGAAACTCACGAAGCAGATTATTCATTTCAACGAAGATCAATGATGCAACAGATAAATGCCTTTTCTGTTGAAATTACTGTTCCTGGAAATAGTGATCTTACTGTCGGAGACATTGTTGATTTTGATACCGTTATCTATCGCACATCAGATAAGGATAAATACTTGACAGGTAAATATATTATTTCTGCCATTAATCATCAATTTACACTAGACAATTATCAATCTGTTTTAATGCTGTCTAGAGATTCACTTACCTCTGATGATTTTGATGACTCTTCTGACGCTGGAGAATAAAATGAGTGCTGTTGACTATATTTCAAAAAATCAGTTCATTTGGTGGCAAGGAGTTGTCGAAGACAATCTTGATCCAATGAAATTGGGTAGAGTAAGAGTTAGAGTTGTTGGATACCATAATCCAGATAAAGATGAATTACCAACTGATGATTTACCTTGGGCTTTACCAATACTTCCTGTCACCAGTGCAAGTACATCTGGAGTTGGACACTCTTCTGTTGGTCTAGTTCCTGGTTCTGTTGTAATAGGATTTTTCAGAGATGGAGAATTAGCACAACAACCAGTAATCTTTGGTTCAATAATGGGAGCACCATTAAATGGGCCACCTGGTACTTCTTTTGGATATGGAGATCCTAGACTAATATTACAAAATGGAGTATACACTCCTGATCCTTCAAAGGTTGGTTCAATTGGATCTGGTAGATATGCACCAAGATCTGGAAATTATGTTGGTGTTACATTTGATCCATCTGGAAGATCAAGAGGAGGAGCAGGACAACCTTCTTTTGGTGGTATTTCTAGATATTCCTTTAATTGGTATAAAAAAGGTGTAACTCATACGAATTCTTCATTTGGCAATATCTATCCGAGATATTGGGGAGGCCCAACTGGATCCATTAGTCCTATTACTGATGTGAATCCTCTTGCTGGTGGTTGTGGGCCAACTCACGGTTCTTATATCATACAAGAATATATCATCAATCGTTCTTCTCTTGGAACAGTATTACCTGTTCCCAAATTCAGACCATATTGTGAAATACCATTGATGACCTACAATCTCACTAGTGTTCTTGCCAATTCTGGAAACCCTAATTGGAGCCAAGGAGTCAAATCACTTGATCTTGGTGCTGGTGGTGGCTTTAGAACAGGACAAGATTTGTTTGGTAAGTTTGGAGGTCTTCCAGAATCAGTAGATGAATTTGGAGATCCAGTACAACCTTTTGAGTATAATGGATATGAAACAACAACTACTTTAAGAGGAAATGAATATTTTGAGAGATCTTTTGGTGCTACTAGTGAATATCTCTCAAGAAGAAGAGATCCAAGAACAAGACGAATGGTAGAAAGTGTTGATTATGATAGCCCTTGGATATTCTATCCACCAAAGGGAACAACTCATACAAGACAGTATCCATATAATCGTGTATACGAATCAGAATCTGGTCATATCATGGAATTTGATGATACTAATGGAGGAGAAAGAGTTAAAATAGCACACAGATTGGGTACTTCTGAAGAGATTATAGAAGATGGTTCAAAAATAGAACAAGTTGTAAATGATAAGTATACTAGAGTATTGGGAGACAATAATACTGTTGTTGGAGGAAATTCAATCTTCTTTGGAGAAAGAGGATTCAAAGCAATTATAAATGCGGAGGCGATTTTCTATCCCTCTGGAGTTTCTCAAGGAAGACCAGCACCATATTCTTTGCCTGTTGCATTGGCTGGAACTGCTGATCCTTTTGTATACGGCCCTGGATTCTTGGGGACAGGAGAAACAGGTGGCCCTGGATGGTGGGATCCAGCCCGAGGAGGTAGAGTAGGCAGTAATAATTCTAGAAATCCTCCAGATGGAAAGAAAGTTACCGGAGATTCCAATAGATCTGAATTTTTCATTGATCCTACAAAAGAAAAACAAATATTCTCTGGTCAATACCGAGTAAGATTGCCTGCTGGCATACAATTAGATAATAGATCTAAATTCTATTCTGGATATCGTGGATTAAAGCGTATGAATTTCTTCAAGGGAGGAAATACAGATGTTATTGTTGCATACGGTAATGTTAATCTCCATGTAATGAGAGGAAATGCAAATCTACGAATTGATGAAGGGGATATGAATTTAGAACTATTAAATGGTGATCTACGATCATATATCGCAGGAAATCATTTCCAAAGAATAGATGGAAATGAAATTAGATTTATTGGTGGTAATAAATATGATGT